CTATAATTCTTAACTTTACAAAAACCTAAAAAAATGGCTTACGAACTAAAAGAAATGCAAGGCTCGTTGTTCAAGAACAACAAAAAGACAACAGAACTCCATCCTGATTACACAGGCAAAATCAAGGTAAATGGCGTCGAACTCCAGCTTAGTGCTTGGGTTGCTAAAACAAAGGCAGGCGAAACATACCTGAACATTAAGGCAAAGGAACTTACTCCCACCTTTAATACAAGCTCTCAGGATAACTTTGGAGCACAAGGTGGCACTGACCTACCTTTTTAATAAGTTAATCGCTTAAAACGCTTTAAAATGCTTATTTCACTAATTCATCCGAGCTTGGGCAGGCCTGTTCAGGCTCGGAAGTGTTACGACCACTGGATGGCAACGGCCTCAGGAGAACATGAGTATGAGTGGATAGTGAGCCTATCGATAAAGGATGTATCGCATGAATTGTATCATCAAGCATTCACTGATTCTGATGCTGTGCTGATTACTACACGAAGTACTAACATGGTTGAGGCAACGAATGAAGCTGCTAAGGTTAGTGCTGGGCAGATACTGATCCTGGTATCTGATGATATGTTCAGTCCTCAACTTTGGGATGAAAGAATCCTCCAGAAATTCGAGATGATTGATGGACCAGGAATACTGCAGGTTTATGATGGGATAACTTCCAAGAAGATGACTATTCCAATTATGAATCGAGAAGCTTATGCGAAGTTAGGTTATGTCTATCATCCTGCTTACATTAGCTTGTTTGCTGATGATGATTTGCGAGCAACAGCCTTAACTCATGGCATGTATTACAACGGTACGGATATCCTGATTGAGCATCGGCATTATTCAGTAAGTAAATCGAAATACGATAAGACCTATCATATTGAAAATAGTCCCAAGGCATGGAAGATAGGCGAGCAAACATTCTTTGAACGAGCTAAACTAAAGTTCCCAATATGAAGAAACTATGGACCATTGCAGTGCTAACTATTCCAGAACGCAAGCAGTTACTTGAAAGATTGATGGCTCGATTGAAGCCTCAGCTCAATGATCAGGTGGAGTTAAAGATTTATCCTGATACAGTTGCAACGGTTGGAGCTAAACGGCAGAAGGCACTTGATGAATGCAAGACTTCATATATCAACTTCATCGATGATGATGATCTCGTGCCATCGTACTATGTGAGCAAATTACTTGACAAGCTCAAGTACTTTCCTGATGGAGTTGGCTTTCGTGGAATCATTACGAGCAATAACATCAAACCTGTTGAGTTCGTGCATCGTGCTGGCTTAAGGTATATTGATAAGGCTTTCAGATCATCGGACTGCTACATCTTCCATCGGCCATTGAATCACTTGAATCCTGTAAGAACTGATATTGCACAGCAGATAGGTTTCAAGGATTGGTGGACTTATAGCGATAAGGATTACTCGGTAAGATTAGCTGAGAGTGGTTTGATTACTGATGATATATTCGTAGATGAATTCCTATACTTCTATCAGTATCGCACTAAAAATGTAAAAGTGTAGTATCTTTGTGATATGAGGCTATTAGCTATATTCATATTCCTTACATCATTCGCTACTGCTCAGTGCTTGAAGGCTCCGACATTTATCTTCTCAACTCCTAAAGGATTGAGTACGGTAATCGGATGGCAGAAGAACATCTGTGCTAATGGTTACTCGATTATGATCAGGCCTGTTGGCACTTCATGGTGGAGGACCATATCAGTAGCTGATACGAATCGTAAGGAAGTTTATGGATTGAACTATAGCACTGACTATGAGTATCAGATTGCATCAAAAGATAGCACGACCTTGAGTAGTTACTCAACCATTCGAAAGTTCAGCACATTATGTGAATGCTTAGTTCCTACGATTGTGATTGATAGTGTTGGCTATAATGGATTGCTGTTCTATATTGATGATGATAGTTGCGGAGTGAAGTATCAGGTTAAGATTAAGAAGCCAAGTGATACCTATTGGTACACAGTGATACAGCCTGACTCAGTTCAGACTTTCGTTATTGATGGCTTGGATAGTAATACTGGCTATGTGTGGAAGTATTTACGATATTGTAACAATACAGGATATAAGTCTGATTATGGTCCGACATGGTACGTTAAAACATTATAACACATAAAGCATATGCCATTCAAAAGCAAAGCACAAGCACGATTATTGTACGCTACTAATCCCAAGGTAGCTAAGGAGTTTGCAAAGAAAACAAGTAAGGCAGCCTGGAAGAAGATGCCATCTAAACTAAAGAAAAAGAAATGATAGGAGATAAGAACTGGATTAAGGATGTGTTCAATGATTACTTGAATGAGTACGACTTATACAAGTTCGCTGCTGATATGAATGCTTTGCAGCCTAAGGATAGGTTGAAGGCTATTACTGATATCTTGCCTTACTTGCATCCGAAGATGAGCAGTCAAGAGATTAAGACCGATGATAATAATATTACAATCAGAGTAGTGCGTGAGTGAGATAACAGTAACTCTTAAGGAGCTTCATTCAGGACAGACTAAAGTGCTTACTGATAAGTCAAGGTACAATGTATTGAAGATTGGTAGAAGGTGGGGCAAGACTACGCTAGCAGTAAACGAACTACTTCCGCAGGTTGCTCTTGATGGATTGCCATGTGCTTACTATGCTCCGACTTACAAGGACTTGAATGATGTTTGGATTGAATTAAAGACAGCACTCAAGAATGTAATCGAGTCCAAGAATGAGCAGACTAAGCAGATGCGTTTGATAACAGGCGGAGTGATTGACTTTTGGTCAATGGATGAGCCTGATAGTGGGAGAGGTCGGAAGTATGCGAGAGTAGTGATTGATGAGGCAGAGAAGGCTAAGAAGTTTCGTGAGGCATGGAATCAAACTATCATGGCAACACTGATAGACTACAAAGGAGATGCGTGGATTCTATCTACTCCCAAGTTTGGGCAGACATACTTTAAAGAACTATTCAAACGAGATGATGATGCAAGCTGGTCCTCATTCAACCTTAGCACTTATGATAATCCTCACATTGATCCTGTGGAAGTGGATCACTTGCGTGAGCAATTGGATGAGCTTACTTTCCGATGTGAGATACTTGCAGAAGATGTCGATGTTACGAATAATCCTTTTGCTTATGCCTTTGATACTAAACATATCCATCCTGTGGAGTATGACTCAAGTCAGCATCTATACTTATCTTTCGACTTCAATGTGGATCCTATCACATGCATAGCGGTCCAACAGATTAACGGTTGCATCCATGTGGTTAAGGAGTTCTATCTAAAGAACTCTGACATCTATCAGCTATGTGATCAGATAATAGTGGCCTTTCCTAAAGCATCCTTCATTATCACTGGCGATAGCACAGGAGCGAATAGGTCGGCATTGACTCAAGGTAACTTAGGATATTACGATGTAGTTGCTACGAAGCTGAGGTTAGGCAGAGCACAGATGAAACAGCCATCAGTGAATCCATCCATCCGAGATACGAGAGTACTTGTTAATAGCTTACTTCAGAACTATTGCATCAAGATTGATCCTTCATGTGAATGGTTGATTAAGGACTTGAAGTATGTGGAGGTTGATGGAGATGGAGATATCATAAAGGATAGGCAGAGTGATTTGAGGAAAGCGGATTTGCTTGACTGCTTTAGATATTATTGTAATTCATTCCATCGCGATTGGATTCGCTTCTTTAATTAGTATATTTGTAACATGGCAACACAAACAGGAACATTCACACTGAAAGGCAACGACTTAGGTAACTTACCTTCGTATGCTAATTCATTAATATTTGCATCGAATAACTCTTGGGCAGGAGAAGGCACTGGCACTCTTGGCACATCTTTCACTGATTGCTTAGATGGCTATGCAGCTTATATTGCTGGGAATGGAGGTACAATGACCTACACTTTAGATGGTCCAGGTACATGGAATGCAGGAACGGATACACTTGTAACGATTACCATTAGTAACTTTCAATCTGAAAGTGGAGAGTTGCTTCATTATTCTTTGTTCTTCATAACTGAAGATTATAATTATCCTGTAGTGTGGAGGTCTGCAGAGCCTGTTGTACCCACAGTCTGCAACACTTGTCAATTTATTCAGCTTACTCAGTGCGGCACTGATAGCTTTATGCTCGATCTTGGGTTGGCTGATGGTAATTATACAGCTTACTATACTGATAACACATCAGGAGTAGTGTGGGAGCAAGGCACTTATTCAAGTACTGCTCAAGGTGGCCTATCGGTATATCAGTGGAGTGAAACGGTAGGAATGTTCAATCCTTATAGCTTCTACACAATGACTCTTGTCGATTCAAACGGAGATGCTGTAAGCTGGACAGTTAATGATGTAGAATATACTTGTGCAACGCTAACATTCAAAACAACTGTTAATGTAACTGACTAATGATGGAAACAATTATATTCTTAATTCTCAACTCACTTTATATTAACGGATTTAGGTTAGCCTTTGAAGATGGAATGATCTTCGAAAGCTTGAATGATAAAGGCGAGGAGTTGCTTGGTAAAATGTGGATGCCTATTGCAGGTTGTGTAACTTGCATGGCTTCGATTCACTCATGGCCATACCTGGTTAGTTGCATTGATTGGACTGACATTGGTCCAGCATTAGTTCATGCAGTTTTATATATTTGTGCATTGGCAGCAGTGAACACAATTATCTATAAGAAGCTAATCGATGAAGGCTATTGATGAGTATTTACAAAGCATAGGATTCAAGCCAAGAGGCCGATGTTCATGCATGAGCAGAGCTTACCGATGGAAGCGTGCTGATGGCTATGAGTTCAAGTTGGATAAGTGGGATAGGTGGGAGTTAATAAAAAACGGAATAAAACGATATGGCAAAGCTGAAACAGCTATTGAAGAAGTCAAAGATTACTTTGAAAAACAGTTGGCTTAGGTTATCTACAAAGGTAACAGGCAAGACAGTATGGCAACTTGAAGAAGGGCATGTAATAGAGCCTGCCTTCATTAGTAACGGAGTACAATACTATCGATTGAAGGATTACTTTAATACCTTCTCAAGTCGAGGACTGACAGCACTCCAGGTGTATGAAGAGTGGAACATGAGGCTTCAGAAGGAACACTTACAAACATTCATTGAGCGATTCGATGAGATTGTGAATGATCCAAAGCAGATAAAAGTGAGTGAATTGTGGAAGATAGTATCGATGCTTAAAGAGAGATTGGATTTCGTAGTGCCTACTACTGACTTGATTTATAAGTTTGCATCTGTTGCATTCTTCGATAAGAATGAGAGTCCATATAGTTATGATCCTGAATATGCGAAGGATAAAATCAAACGCTGGAAGGAGGCAGGAGATGTCAATGATTTTTTTATCGTAATGCAGCTCAAGGATATAGTGCCCTTGCCAACGCTATCAGAGCAAGATTTAGCGATATGTTTGTCAGTGATAGACAAGGTAGCAGGGCATCAATTGATGAAGCTTCAGGATATGTGATGGCTAAGAATGCGGAGAGTGGATTCATCCAAAGGACCATACTGAATCAGAGGTATGGAGTAAATTGTAATAAATTAACGCTGTGGGAGTACATGCTCCTTCTAGAACACACATACAAGCAAGACAAATAAAAATAAAAACACAATACAATGGGGAAAGTTTATCCACAAGCATTAGATCCACAATGGACTATAATAGTTGCAAGTGCAACAGGAGGAGATTATTTATCATTAGGATTTACAGTTTATTATAATTTTGATATTGATAATAGTACATGGAGTAATATAACTTATGAAACATATACTTTTAATACTAGTAATTTGAATTTTTATACTGAAATTGATGAAACTGGTAAATATATTTTATTTGAAATTAGTGCAGGTAATATGCAATATTCAATAAGTATTGGTGAATATGTAGATTTGAATGGTAGTCCAATTGATCCACAATCATTATATACTCAAATTATTTCAGCATTAGGAATCTAATATGAGCTACTCACTAACTGACTATAGTGCTACGGAAGTAGAATTAAATGATGGCATCAATAGCTATTATTACAAGAAATGCTATTGCTCAGTAGAGTTGCAAGGTGAGTACATTGTATTCACATCTCACAAGGTTGAGAACAATGCTTATCGCCAATCATGGACAGTAGCATATACTGACTTCACTACTCCAACAGGATCAGCGGCTACAGTACTTGCAGCCATTAAGACTATCATTGAGAACTATGCAGGAGGAGGCACAGGTGGAGGAGGTATTCAACACGCTACAGCTTCAGGAACTGATACATATACTGCATCGATTACTGGTGTAACAAGTTATGCTGATGGAGATTCTTATTTGATTAGATTTACTAATGGTAACACAACAGGTGCAACGCTAAACATTAACTCACTTGGAGCGATTGACTTATATCGTAACAATGATGGAGCAGTGATAGGCGGAGATATAGAAGATGGCTCTGAGATGTTAGTAGTGTACAACTCAAGTGTGCCATCCTTCCAATGCATCGGAACAAGTCCGAATACTATCTTAGCATATGTTACTAATGCAGACTCAGTAAGCATAACGAAAGGAATGCCTGTTTATGCATTTGGAGGAACAGGCGATAGAATGACTGTTAAGCGTGCTTATAATACTGGAGATAGCACATCAGCACAGACAGTAGGATTAGTAATGTCTACATCTATTGCAGCAGGGCAGAAAGGATTTATTATGCTTCAAGGATTGCTTGATGGATTGAGCACTTTACCAACTTCAACTTGGGCGGATGGAGATGCAGTTTATTTAGGTGCAACAGCTGGAAGCATCACTAAGACTAAGCCTTATGCTCCTAATCATTTAGTGTATTTAGGTTTCGTAACAACTGCAAGTCCAGGTGCTGCAGGTCGTATGTATGTAAGAATTCAGAATGGCTATGAGTTAGATGAATTGCATAATGTACAAGCACAGAGTCCAAACAACAAGGACACTATCTACTTTGATTCCGCAGATAGCCAATGGAAGACAGCATCACTTACAACTATATTAGGCTACACTCCTGCTAATGCATCGACAGCAGTTACATCTGTAACAGGTACGAGTCCTGTAGTATCGAGTGGTGGAACTACTCCTGCGATTAGCATTCCAGTAGCTACATCAAGTGCTGATGGATATTTGTCCTCCACTAATTGGTCAACATTTAATAGTAAGATGACTGGCTTTATGCAGTATCGAAAAGCTGGTAGATGGTTTACTAATGGTATCTTCAATCCGCAAGGCTCTGCATTCACTAATGTGGCTAACACTATTCGATATGTACCTTTTTATATTGATCAGGATATTACAGTTACAAGAATGGGCATAAATGTAGTTACTGCTGGAGCTGCATCATCTACATGCAGACTAGGTATTTATACGAATGACTCAACTACTACTCAACCTTCAACAAGGTTAGTAGATACTGGAACTATTGACTTAGTGGCAACAGGTCCAAAGTCAGTAACAGGATTATCAGTGGCATTGACTAAAGGTTTATATTGGATGGCTTACTTTGGGAATTCAGCATCAGGATCAATCACAGCAGTAGGTGCTAACTTTGTCTTTGATGTTAAAGGCCAAGCTAATATAGCTGCGATAGGATTTGTTGGATTCAACCAATCCTTAGCATATACAACTTTGCCTGCAAGTGCAGGAACAATTACTGAAGTGAACGGAACTTCAACAGTTGGAATTTTCTATTACTATTAACATGGGAAAAGAGATAGAATACGAATGGATTAGCGATGGAGTGAATCAAGAGATATCATCCATCTTAGTACCTGATATCGGACTTGAGTTATCAGGATTTGCAGACTTAACTAATGGCAAAGTAACAGTAAATTGTTATCATGCCGGTAAGGCTGTTATCTTAACGAGAAATCAGGATAATACTTCTGCAATAGGTAACTTATACATCTATGCTCCAGCAACTATTGATCAAGTTAGTTTCGAGATACGCAGTACGAATGCTTCCGATAATGGAACAGTATTTTGGCAAATTGTAGAATAAGATAATGGCAAAGGCAATTAAGGTTGTATCTTTATACAGGAAGAAAGCAAAGGTCCAAAGACCAGGAAAGCATTCTAAAAAAAGGAGCAGTAAGCTCAAAACAAGTAAGCATTATGTGAAACTCTCAAGAGGTCAAGGTTAATGGAAACAGTCAAGATAGTATTTGACATTGATAGTAAGGATGTCAAAACTACAACCGATGAGTTAAAAGCTCTGAATAAAGTTACTAATGAAGAAGTAGCTTCACTCGACAAGCTATCTCAATCAGCAGAAGATGCTGGAGATGGCTTTGTTAGTTTACGAACACAAGTCAAGCAAGCCAAAGAAGAGGCTCAGAAGGCAGCGGAGAAGTATGGAGAATTCAGTAAGGAAGCCAATGCAGCGAGAGTTAAAGCTGGAGCACTTGCTGATCAGATGGGCGATTTGAATCGCCAGGTTAACTTATTGAATCCTGAAGCAAAGGCTAAAGCGTTTAGCAATCTTGCACAAGGAGTAGTAGGTGCGTTTAGTATTGCTACTGGTGCATTACAAGCCTTTGGAGTGAAGAATAAGGAAGTTGAGGAGCTTGCTATGAAATTGCAAGCAGCCTTGAATATTACGCAAGGTATTGCTTCTATTGGTAATCTTAAAGAAGCTTTACAAGATGTAAAAGTAGTTCTTGGATTTACTACAGTAGCACAGGAAGGATTAACTACTGCAAAAGAAGTAGATATTGCTGTAACTAATGCTGGTACTGCAGCAAATAAAACATTTATTGCATCCTTAGCAACCAATCCAATCTTTTTAGTTGTGGCTGCTATTGGAGCACTTGCTGCAGCTTATATTACTTTGAATGATCAAACTAAATCTGCTATCTTAAATGAGCAGGAATTAGCTGATTTAAAAAAGAAAACTGTCCAATTAAAAGATAAAGAAAAGCAAACTGAAATTGATTTATTAGTTGCAAGAGGTAAAGCTAATGGAGGTATAACTAAACAAGAAGGTGAACGAAGAAAAATTGAATTAAAAAGAATTGAAGATACTAAAACTTTAAGAGAAGAAATTGCAAAATTAGATGCACAAGAAAAAAAGGCTTTTGATGATGCAAAAAAGAAAGCTGATTTAGATCCTATAATTGCAAAAGAACAATTAAAAAATGCTCAAGAATTAAGCAAAAAAATAGCTAAAACTCGTCAAGCATATCAAGAACAAATAACTACAATTGATAAAACTGCTGCTAATGAAAGAAAGCAACAAGATATTGATGAGTTAAATGAAAAAAATGCTAATCAAGAGAAATCTGATAATGAAGCAGATGCAAAAAGAAAAGCAGCATTAGCAAAACAAAAACAATTAAATGACCAGCAGAAAGCAGAGCGTGAAAAGCAATATAATGAAGAACTTGCTTTAAGAAAATTAGAGCAACAAGGAGTTATTGATGGTTTAAAAACGGAAGAAGAAAAGATTGCTAAGCAAAGAGAATTTAATGAATCTAATTTAAAATTCAGTAAAGATTATTATGAAGAAGTAGGAAGGTCAGCAACTGAAGTTAAAATATTAGAGCAAAACTTTGCTAATGATCAAGCTGCTTTACTTGATAAAGAAGTTAAATTAAGAGAACAAAAAAATGCTAAAGTACTTGAAGCTGAAAAGAATCTACAAAAAGCTTTATTAGATTTAGCATTAGCACAAGAAACTGATCCTTTGAAGCGTGCTCAAATCATCAATGATGCAAAGGAAAAAGAAATAGATAATCAATTATCATTAGTTGAGAAAGGAAGTAAAGAAGAGCAAGCATTAATAGCTGATAAAGCAAGGTTTGAAATTGAAGCACAAAAAAGAATAGCAGATGCTCAAGTTGAAGCTAATAAAAATGCTAATGATCAAATAAAAAAGGATGATGCAAAAACAGCAGAAGAAAGAAAAGCAATTATTGCAGGAGCTCTTGAAGTTGCAGCTTTTGCTGGTCAGACTTTATTAGAAGAATCTAATAGACAATCACAAGAAGAACTTGCTACTTTAGAAGATCAAAAGAATAAGAAGATTGTTAGTGAGAAGGAATACCAGCGTAGATTAAAAGAGATTAAAAATAAACAAGCACAGGATGCTAAAAAAGCTGCTATTTATCAAGCAACACTTGACTTAAGTGCAGCGTTAATTAATGCTTTAACATTCAAACCTGCTGAAGCTATTCCTGCAGCCTTAATCTTTGCATCAGTTTTAGCTGCTGCTAATCTTGCTAAAATCATTGCTACTCCTATTCCTAAATTCCAAAAAGGAACTTTATCAGTACCTGGTATTGATATGGGCAGAGATAGCGTACATGCAATGTTACAACCTGGAGAGGCAGTTATTCCAGTATCTACTAATCGTGCATATCATCCGACTATCAAAGCCATCTACGAGAAGAAGATTAGTCCATCAGAAATCAATAACTTTGTGATGAGCAGAACTTCATCAGGTGGCCGACAATCATTAACTGCTTCCGTAGATACATACGCATTGAGCAGAGCATTAGGAAAGAATAAGACAGTCGAAGTAGGTAATGCTGGGATGATAGGTAGAGCGATGGCAAAAGAATTATTAAGAGGTCAAAACCTTAGAAGATCATGATGCAGTTTCTTTTAGATGATATAATATTTGATGCTCCCAAAGGTTGGGAAGATATTGAAACAACTATCAAGCGAGATTTTGAATATAACTCAGTACTTGCGAATCAAGATACTGATGTCGATTTCACTGGAGAAGCTTATGATTATTTATACACAAAGCTCCGCACTGATGGCTATTGCACTAAGATTAAGTTTGAAGTAAGAATAAGTACTGATGGAATCACTTACCGTACATTATTGCGTGGTAACTTATTTATGTCAGACATCCAATTTAATGAGAGGACTTGCACTGCTACAGTAAAGATTGAGGACAACTCTTATTATGCGATGATCAATAATAATAAGAGCATCAGCACTGCATTAGATACTGGCAGAAGTAAGAATGGAGTAGCTATTACAGTACCTCCAGTGTATGAAGTTGACTTTAGAAATATTTTAAGTTTAGCAGTTGCTCAAACAGTAAATTGTTATCGAGTATATGATGTCTTTGAATATATTATTAAGTTCATGAGTGATGGAAGGCTTCAATTTACATCTGATTACTTACAGACAACTTCCTTTACTGATGAGATGGAAGGCTCACTATTGGGTTATGGATGGAAAGGTCTATGCATTACTACTGGTATAAATATTAGAATAGGTACAACGGTAAATGACTTTAGTCAATCGCAGTTCAGCTTTGATGATTTATTCAAAGAGATTAATCGCAGGATTCCATTAGTGATGATTGTTGAAAATCCTTATGGAGAATATCCTACTATTAGAATTGAGAATAGAGATTATCAATATACTAATGCGAATATCTTTACTGCATCGGATGTTTATGAAGTAATCAGCAAAGTAGATACTAAAAGTATATACGCTAAAGTCAATGTAGGAAGTAGTGTAGTAACTGATCAAGGATTATTTCCAGAGCAGATTCACTTCTTTGGATTTGGTACTGAAGAATATATTGTACAAGGAGAATGTAATATTGATACAACACTTGAGTTAGGCACTGATTGGGCCACATCCAGCAATGTAATTTGTCAACAGCTAAATGGATTCCAAGATTATGATAGTAATCTATTTTTGGTTGAAACGGAATATTTCTCTCCTACATCAGGCCAAACATGGAACTATAATAATTTAGGTTTAATAGTGCCTCCTGTGCCTCAGTATTACAATACTAACCTTACTAATAGCTATATTCTTAACCGATATCGTGGAGGACTTCCAGGCGATTTAGTTCAATACACAGGAGTGAAAGGAGATGGAGAATTTCAAGCTACTGAGCTTACATCATATCCAATGAATATTCCTTTTTTTACTGCAATGAACTTTTCTAATGTAATTTTTAATAATGGAGGTTATTATAATGGATTAAATACATTTACTGCTCCAATATCAGGAGTTTATACTTTTGAAATTAAACATTCAATTACAAGTACTGGATATACATCTGCATTGCAAAGTATTACTTATACAATAAGAGCCTTCATATATGATGCAGGTGGAACAGTTCAAAGTAATAATATATTTGGGAATGTTCATACATTAAATCAAGCAAATCCAAATAGAACTCATATTGATACAGGATCTTTGATTTTAAATGATGGCTGGTATGTAAAATTCTTTCTTTTTGCTACTGCTTCAATACCTGCAATTACTGCTCAAATTGAAACTAATTCATCATTAGAATGCGTGGATAATTCAATTGGTGGAGGTATCTTTGTAAAAGTAGATAATGCTGATATTCCGTTATATCTTTATGAGATGGAGTATCCAATGTGTCAAGATGATTTCGATATCATTATGGCAAACACAGTCGGAACAGTGCAATTTAACATGAATGGTCAGCCTTATCGCAGAGGATGGATATCGGAACTAACCTATAACCATACAAGAGGAATGGCTACTATTAAATTAATAAGTAAGAATAATGGCAATTAGTTTTATACCTAACCAACCAATATTATTTGAAGATCCTTTATTTGCAGGTCAGCCTTGTTTAAATAATGATACGAGAGCCTATGCACAGCTTGCACAAACTGGAGATACTACTTGCATTCAGTTTATGAATGATCCTGTAGGAACAACTTATGCTTGTGATATGACTACATTTAGTGATGTAGCTACTAATGGAAGTTTTGCATCTGATTTAACTAGTTGGACTGAATATGATTTTTCAACAGGACTGCCAACAGGTGGAGGTACATGGTCTTGGACAGTAGATGGAGCTACATCAGATCCTCTTTCATCTAATATTGGATTATATCAAACTATACCTGGCGGAATTGGCAACATATTTCTAGTTAGTTTTGAATTTACTTATGATAATGGCGGAGATTTTAAAATAGGATTTGGCAACTCTACAACTAATTCATGGAACTGGGTTAACTTATTAAACAACTTTGAAACTAATATTGATGGAAGAAGATGTTTAATAATTAGTTCTTATATTAATTTAGATTTTGCTTTTTATTGTGATAATTCAACAGTTACAATAAAAAATATAGTCATTAGAGATATTACACCAGCACAATGTATAGTTCCTAATAATAACTATAATTATCATTGGACTTATGTAGAATCAATAAATGGATGGCAAAAGATAGATGGATCAGCAGCTACTGCATATCCATTAACAATTTTTAGTAATCTACCTACTGCAACGGATTATAAATTAAGTTACAAGGTAACTAATATGCCTGAAGATACGGTTGCATATATGGAGATTCAAGATAGCACGAATGCAACATTAGCAAAGACTTATTTGAATGGAGAATTTGCAGAGTACTTTACATATACAGGACCAACAGCACAACCTTTTATCTTGGCTAATCCTGAAGCACAGAACGGAGTTATTTATGACATTAAGTTTGAAGAGATGTGCTATGATCAGCGTATATCAGTCACTTATCCTGATGGCTCTCCAGCTTCAATTTGGTATGATTCAAGTAGTGCTCAAAATCCAATCACATACTATAAAGATAGAATGATATGGTGCTTTGATTGGAATCTTTTAGAGAGTGCTGAATCACCAGGTCAGCCATTAAGCAGTGATTGCTACACTATCAGTATTGATGATCAATGTGCAAGCACTACTACGCAATCTTATACTATTGTGAACTATAAAGCAACTGGAACACATGATTGCTCAGTAGTAGTGGAAGGCGATAATCAAGGTTATGCTTTTGATTTCTTCTTCAATGATCCAAGTACTTCCGTAGCATTTACTTTAAGACAGCGTTTAAGATTGCTTCAGTTCAATCCGATGTATCCTGTGAAAACAGAGCAGTATTTGTATTCTGATGGAACAATGAGCAGACCATTTGCTCAAAGTGGCAAAGTAAGAACTGCATGGTTTGACTATGTAGATGAGCCTACACACGATGTTATACGACTTCAATTGTTATCAGATACATTGACTATAAGTGGAACTGAGTTCTTCTGCATTGCAGAGGATTATGAGCCTGAATGGGGCGAGAATGGTAAGTACAACCTTGCTCAATCGAAAGTGGCTCTAATGTCACAGAATGAGCCTACATTATACAATAAGAATTGCATATGAGAGGAATAGTAACAATAGCAATGAAGCATCCATTGTATGGCAAGTATGCCTACAATCTTGCTTTATCAGCTAAGTCAGCAGATATGAATGTTCAGGTAGCAGTGATTGCTGATGAAGAAGGATTAAGACAATTGCATCCTGGACAAAGGATGATATTTGATCACATCATTGAGCCTAAGTCAGAGAAGCCATTAGTGAATAAGTTCTACCTTGCGGAATTAAGTCCATTTGAAGAAACCTTATTTGTAGATGCAGATATGATCTTCAGTCCGCTTGCAGACTTCAATGAGTTTTGGAACTCAATGAGTACGGTCCAATGGACTATGGCTAATCGTGGCAAGGATGATTTAGTTAAAGGAATCAGCGAATGGACCACAAAAGAAGATATTGCAGAGGCTTATGGAGAAGCAGAGCAATGGTATGATTTATCATCTGAATGGATTTACTTCAAGAAAAATGACTTAACTTATACTATCTTTGCTAATGCTGAGATGTACTACGATGATAATAAGTTAAAGGTGAGAGAATTTGCTGGAGATAGACCTGATGAGCCTTACTTTAATTTATCACTGATTAGCGTGAATCATCAGCCACATTTAGCACCATATCAGCCAACCTATTGGCAGCCTGCGATGAAAGGATTCCCTGGACTCATGGCTATTAAGAAAGGTTGGATGGCTTTCAGTGTAGGAGGTAAAGTGATTCCTCAACAACAAATGCAAGTTTATGATGAGCTTGCGAAAAACGCATCCTTCAGGATGAACATGCCGAGCATGAAAATTGCTCAAAAGATAAACCAACTAAGTGAAAGAAAAGTAATTTAATGGCAGCAGTAACACCAGCATTCCTTGAGCCGTATTTAAGTTCTAAATACAGACATTCATACTACCATGATGCAGTAGAATTAGCTGAAGAGTTAGCTATCCATGCTGATGGACAATTTCCTGATGATCTGATATCAGAACGCAGACCAGCGGAGAGTGAAGAAATTAAAAACTATCGTAAAAAGATATTCACTCCAATCACTAAGCCAGTGTTCACGAAAGTGTACAATAGCTTGATGAAGATCCGTAAGTCTTCTGATTGGATGATAAGCTTCCCAACTAATATTCCTGCATTCATTTCAGAAGATGAAGCACCTGAGAAGTACTTAATGAAGGATTTGCCTCGTAATGGAAGCATCACTAATTGGATGTTTAGCGTGGCATTTAAGCCGTATTTGATAGATGCTAATGCTGTGGTATTAACTATGCCTATCAATTATGACATCCAAGAGAATGAGTATTTTAAACCATATCCAAAAATATTTACCTCTGCACAGGTCATCGACTATAGAATCAATGAATTCTATTTGTTGCAAGACGCTGAAATGTTCAGTTATGAAGAGGATGATTATTATTATACAAACGGCAGAAGATTCTATCTTATCCAGCCTGATATCTTTCAGATATTTGAGGAGAAGAATGGAAAAGTATCTGAAGTCTTCCAATTCCCCAATGTCTTAGGTTATATTCCTATCCGACATATGAACGGAATGGTAGTTCAACAAGGCAACCATTGCACACTATATGAATCTCGTATCAGTGGAATCGTGCCAATGCTTAACGAAGCAGTGCGTGAGTACAGTGATTTACAAGCAGAGATTGTTCAGCACATTCACTCAACTATGTGGGCCATCCAGCCTCAGCAGTGCGGTAGATGTAAAGGAGTAGGAGAAATCCCAAGAGAGAACTCAGCACCTATATCATGTCCAAGCTGTTCAGGTAAAGGATTGCTTCCATTGAATCCATTCGAGCACATTGTTATGCCTATGCCTAAGGCTGGAGAGAATAATGCTATCACTCCTCCTATTGGCTATGTTCAGAAGCAAACTGAGATTGCTCGATTACAAGAAGAAAGGATTAGACAGCATATTTACGATGCTTTGAGTGCTATTAGTATGGAGTTCTTAGCTGAAACTCCAATTGCTCAATCAGGAGTAGCTAAGCAAGTAGATAGAGAAGAACTTTACAGCTTTGTTCACTCGATTGCTGAGGACATCGTAAGAATTATGGATGAAGTAACTTATGATATCCTTGCTTGGAGGCACTATGCACAGAATGTAGATGTGAATGAATTGCTTCCTTACATTCCAGTTCCTGAGCGTTATGATATGCTTAGTGGAAAGGTGTTAGTAGATGAACTTACATCTATGGTACAAGCTAAAGTTGATCCTGCGATTATCAATGCAGCACAGATTGAGTTAGCAGATAAGAAATTTAACGAGTCAAAAGTAAAAGACCTAGTGATATTAAAGCTTAAACTTGATCCTTTCGCAGGAGTTCCAGAAGAGAACATCAGCTTACAAAGAACATTTGGAGCAGTAGATCAGAATGATTTAGTAGTTCATGCAAACATCAGTAAATTTGTTACAAGAGCCTTATCAGAAGTGGATGGCTTTGCAGATTTATCATATAGTGAGCAAGAGCAAATCATGCAGAAATACGCTGCTGAATTTAAGAAACCATTACCTCCAACTACATTAGCATAATAGATGGCTAAAGCAGATGCAATAATAAGGCAGATTACAGACCTTATAGAAGCTCGAATTGATGCTTGGAATAGTAAGATGCCAAAGCTTCAAGAAGATGCCTATAAAGTAGTATTAGAGCTATCTGCTGAATTGGAAACATCCAACGGACAAATCAAGCCTTCAGTTAAGAACATCAAAACTATTGCGAAGATTAAAGCAGAACTTGATAAGACTATCTTCAGCAAGGAGTATCAGGATGATCTCGATGCAATCATTGAAGATTATAAAACTATCTCAGCATTACAGCGTGATTATTTTACTGCAACAGTAGGCAAGTATAAAGTGCCATCAGTGCTTGAGCAGATACAACAGCTTGCACAGGATAGCGTGATTGAGCAGTTAGGTCAGGATGCAATAGCAGCCAACTTCACAGGACCAATCAAAGACATCTTAGTTAAGAATGTAACTACAGGCGGAAGCAGAGCAGACTTCATCGAGCAAGCTCGTGAGTTTATGCTTAATACTGATACTGGAGATGGAAGATTAGTGAGATACACTAAGCAAATTGTAACAGATAGTTTGAATCAGTTTAGTGCTAACTACAATGCAACGCTTACTGATGATTTAGGATTAGAATGGTACAAGTATGATGGCTCACTGAAAGATACTTCAAGACCGTTTTGCGATGCACTGATAGCAGCGAAGAAGTCATGTATGCCTTATATTCATGTGAGTCAATTGGAAGAAATTGTGAGTGGTAATATTTGCGGAGAGCAAGTTCCTATCTATGAGAAAACAGGACTTCCACATTAATCGAGGAGGTTACAATTGCAATCATCAGTTATATCCTGTGAGTGCTGCAGTAGTACCTAAAGAATTGAGAGATAAGTTTAAAAATGCTTAGACTTACATTATATTTGCATAAACATAAAGTCCGCAAGGAAAAACACTATGACATTAGCTGAATTTATTCAAGAATTATCAGACAGAGTACAAATCGATGCTGCCGATGAGCAGTTAAAGCAGTTAGTAATGAATCCTGCACTTTCAAATGTGCAAATTCCATCTAATATTGCAGCTTCAGTTCAATCAAGATTGATGACTGAGAACGAAGCAAAGACTAACTTCAACATTAAGAAGCATTTCACTGGCACTGCTTTGAGCACAGTGGATAGTAAGATTAAAGATTTATTAGATGAATTTGGATTTGATGATGAAATCAAATCAAGCATTCTTACTGAGCAATCTACTTACAATCGCATTCCAATGTTAGCAAAGGCTATTGCTGATGCAAAGGAGAAGTCAATTAGTGCAACAGGCGGAGAGAAGAAGGCATTAGTAGATAAGATTGGAGAACTTCAAAACTTATTGAATGCAGAGAAGGAAGCACGCAAGTCTGACATTGATAGAGTGAATTCACAATGGCAAAGTCAGTTAACTGAGAAGGAGCTTTATGCTATGTTCAGCCAATATAACTACGCACTTGATCTTGATAAAGATGTAACTATCTCAACGGCTAAAGGTCTTTGGGAGAAGAAATTAAAAGAAAAAGGAGGCAAGTACACATTCACTAATGATGGATTAAAACTTGTTAATGCAGAAGCTCCAGACCTACCTTTCACAATTGATAATAAGACAGTAGATGTCAAATCATTTACTGAAAATGTCTTGGCTGAGGCTAAACTGCTGAAAGTGCAAGGCCAAGCTCCTGCAACTCCTACGCAAACTCCTACTCCTGCACCTGTGCAAGTGAGTAAACAAACAGCTCCTGCTGCTAAAGGTGCAATGTCTAAAGCATTAGCAGACTTCAAAGCAGGTAGCAATCAATATTAACAGTCAATCTCGTGATATGTGGCGATAAGCCAAACACATTAAAACAGGGAGCAATCCAACACAAGCAAAGTAAAAAGTTTAAATTAAAATCTAATTATCCTTAAATAAAATGGCAAACGGATATTGCGAAGCCCTGTTATTGCACTTAGAGTCAATCGCAGGCACTAACTATCCTGGTAAAAAGGTAACTGTACCAGGTTTCTTAAATATGTTGATCAGTCAATCTGATCGCCCATTCGCAGGTGCGAATCAAGGCGGACACTACAAAGATGTTCGTGTAAAATATATGCCTCGTACTTCTGAAGCACAAGTTTCTACTTCTGATACTTGTTCAGTAGATTTCGTACCAGCATACCTTGAAACAACTGTAACAGTTGACAATGTAGCTCAAACAGGTGTTTGGGTTTCTGATGATACAGTTCGCCAATATTGCGAAGATGCTTCTCGTACAGTTGCTGTAGGTCAGCCTGCTACTCAGATGATGAATGAGCACTTGAATGGTGTTCTTCACGCTATGAACGGAATCTATCAAAAGATGGAGAATGTTTTAACATCTGCTGTAACTTGGGGAGATCATGTGGCAACAGGAAGTAACGCTGCTGTAACAGTTAACATCGAGCAAGATGGTACTTTGAATGACCTTGCAACAGGTTTAACAAAGTTATTATTAGATGCTGAAGCTAACGAGTTCTGCGGTGCTCCTTACATGGTTGGACCATTAGGCTCTAAGATGCACGCATATAGCTTACAAAACAAGTATCGTGCTTTAGCTGCTGCTGAAGGATGGGATCCTGCAATGTTAGCTGCTAACGCTGGCTTTGCATTCTTTGCATCAGGACAGGCTGCTTCAACTTGGGGAAATGCTAACGCATTAGGTATGTTCGCTCCAGGATCTGCTCACTTAATCGAGAGATTAGATAATGTTGGTTCTTTTGCAGGACAGCGTGGTTCTTCTTTCTTTACTACAATCATTGATCCTCGCACACAGTGCTGGACTCCAAACGGTTTATCAAATGTTCAGTTTGACTTACAAGTTAAGTACATCGACTGTCCTGATGATTTAGGCCGTTTAAATGGTGGTGGAGCAATTGATCCAACTGAATTAACTGCATCTCGTGGTTATGCATTAATCATTAAGAAGCGTTATGGCTTATTCCAAACTCCGACAAATGCATTTGATGCAACTGATCGTTTAACTGGAAGCAATGGTGCTTTACTTTACACAATCACAAACTCTTAATTAATTTAAGTATAATCGGGAGGTGGGCAACTGCCTCCCATTTATAAAATAAAATATGAATTGCTTAACTGACTATATAGGATTAAGAGGTTGCACAAGCACAACTCCTCCATCAGGTTTATATGTAAATGATTTGCCAGGCATCAGCCTAAAGCAAATTGTTAGCTTGACTAATGAAGAAGAAAAGACCTATCAGGAGTTATGGGATATGATTCAGCGTAGAGCACAGAATCGATTCTCACTTGATGTGCGTGAGCAGATGAGCAAGTCATATAAAATTAAGAGCATCAATCAAGGCATCAATGTCAATGGCTATTCAGCAGGCACAGGAACTATTCCTGCATTTGCTTTGTATGGCTTCACAATTGAATATGATACGATGGATACTGGCAATGTGCCAAGTCCTTTAACATATATTCATTTACAACAAATTAACTTTTATAGTCAAGTATCAGGACCATATACATTAATGTTTTTGGATATCGATGCAAAGACTCAAGTTTATTATCAAACAGTTCAATTAGCTATTGGACTTAATGTTATTGAAGTTAATCAAACATTCACTAATGTAGGAAGGCTATTTGTCGGAATATCTTTAGATACTGTTGATGATTATACATCCATCAAAGCACCTTCTGATTATTGGACAGGATGCTGTGGTGCATTAGTAAGAGGTGCATCGTTTAACAATGTAGCATTCTCTTTTAGTAACGAGCTGTATGGCTTCTCGCCAATCTTCACAATCGGCTGTTCTTGGGATGGCTTGATATGTCAAAATAAAAATATCTTCAGCAGAGCATTATGGTACTTATTAGGTATCGAAGTGCTAACTGAAGTTATCTACTCAACTAAGTTAAATCAGTTCACTACGGTAAACTTGCAGAAGGCTAATGATCTTCGCACTGAGTACCAGGTTGAATACATGAAGGCTCTTGATCAGATATGTGCAGGAATGAATCTTGACTGCGATTGCTGTTTAGAATGTTCAGGTAGTGTTCAATTGCGTGAAACAACACAATTCTATTAATATGGGATGCAACTGCGGTAAACCAAAGCCAACAAGACCTAGAAGATAATGGCAAGTTCTGATACTTCAGCATTGATTAAAATAACTGCTAAGATGCAATCATTAGAGCAGTCAGATGCTTTGCTTCGTGAAGTGGCTACAACTATGCTTGCTGAAACAAGAGAGAGAATTCACGAGGAAGGAAAGAATGCAGCAGGAGCTAACATTGGAACTTATAAGAAGTCTTATCTTGAATGGAGAATGGAGAATGGTTACAAAGTAACTGGAAGCAATGTAAAGTTATTCCTTACCGGGCAGATGCAGAACGATTATAAAGTAGTGCCTCAAAGCAAAACAAAATATGGCTTAGGCTTTAGCAATTCATTCAATGCTGATAAAGCTGGATGGGCTGAAGAAAAGTACGGAAAGATTTATGGATTAACTCCTGATGAAAAGCAGATGGTACAAGATATCTGTGATGAGTTCATCGCAAACTTATTTAAGTAATGCCATACATAAACGAAATAGTAACAATCATCAATGATACTTTAGCACAAGGTAAGCTGAAGTCAAGCAAGTTTAATAAGCTATTGCATGGATTAACTGAAAAGTTACCTCGCAACTTCAATGATGAGCAAGAAACAATACCAGCAATGGTATCACTTAATAACTCGACACAATTCTCAGGCTTTGATGATCGTTACAATCTTGTAATATATCACAGATGCTTGAGCACAAATATTGTTGAAAGTCCAGTCCTATTTGGCGATGGCTTAAATACTGCACGAGAGGAATCAGAAATGCGTATGATAGTCTTTGCTGATAGGACTTCATTACAACTCCAACCTCAGCAGTTGAGCTTCCTGTTGAGTTCTGCTATCCAACAGCAGTTAAAGTACTCTCAAATCTCATCTTATGCAGGTTTATACGGATGTACGATAGAAGCTAATACTACGAATTACGATGGCGTCCGAATATATCAGGACGAATACAACAAACCAGCACAGACTTATCCTGTGCAACCAAATCAAATATACATGGCACTTGATTACACTATCACGACTGACTATGACGTATCATGTATTAATGACTGTTTAACCTGTTAAAACTTAAAAAAAAATGTCTGTTTATTATCCAGCTAGTAATTGCGGTGGAACAGGAACAATTCCAACTTATAGTTGTAATCCTTGTCCTGAATATGAATACAGCCGTATTCGTTCCATTGCATTCGTAAAAAACACATGGTCATTCACTGATCCATCTGACTCAACTGAGTGGGATGCTGCATTAACTGCAGGTGCTGCAATCGTTATTTGGGCAACTTCAGGAAGCTACGATGGCTCTACTATTGATGAATTAGTAGGATTCGGAGATGCTGAAACTCAAAATGGAGGTGCAACGCATGTTCTTACTTACAAAGATCCTAATTCTACATCTAACTGTGATTTCTACAATGCTATTAAGCAAAGTTCTGATTATACAGTATGGTTTAGAACTTCTTCAAAAATTTGGGGAGCAGGAGCACCTGTAACTATCACTCCTAAGTTGCCAGTATCTGATAACTTAAAGGATGTGTTAACTTATGAGGTAACAGTGAAGTGGCAGAATGCTTCTTTACCTTGTCCTTATGACACACCAGAAGGTATCTTCAACCAGTGTTATATTCCTATTGTCTAATCAATAAAATTGTGAAAGGAGGCGGTGCAAATCGCCTCTTTTTGTATTAATTTTAGCACATGATAAAGATGGATATAGACAACAGTTCAGCAGAAGGATTTTTGCTATCTGTTACCTTAATAGGTATTGGTAAGTTTACTGAAACTATCTACAATGTAGAATTTGGCGAGGTGCTTAAGAACTCTGCTTATGCTTTATCAAGTCTTGTTGCTATTGATACTCTCTTAGGCGGTAAGATAAAAAAAGCTATTGCAAAGTTGTGGAAATAAAAAGAGGCCGCTAACCAAACGACCTCTTAAAATGAACTATGAAAACCTTCGAACAACCTTTTACAAATATAACAAAAAATGAGATATCTTGTTTATTCTCTCTTAATATTTTTAACAGCTTGTAGTCATACAAGTGAAGAAACTATTGAAACTGGTCCTTGTGGTACTGCTACTAAGGAAATAAATTATCCTGCTGATGTGAAGCCGATCATTAGACAGCATTGTATTTCCTGCCACAAAGACTACATCTATTACGATAGTTTGAATGCAGATGTCAATACTGGAGATTTCTACAAGAGAGTAATCGTTAAAAGAGATATGCCACCATCATCAGGATTAGATACATGTGATTACATTATTCTAAAACGATGGATTTATAATGGCCACTCAAACAACTAAAAAGTACACAATCAGATTAAAAAATTACTTCGCACCTACTCCCAAGCTTTTCAGAGTTATTGGCGATACTTTATTAAGTGTTGGTAGCTTACTTACTGGCTATCAAATACTTTGCGATGAAAAGACACTTGCATTAATTTCTTTAACACTTACTTTAATCGGTAAGTTTATGACTAACTTAGCATCATTAGATGTTAATGAAACGACCTCTTAAATCATATATGCCTGAAGGATGCTTAAGTATATTATTTATACTATTAGTCTTATACTTGCTCTTATGGCAACAATGATTTTTGTACTCTGTGTGATACTGCTTGAGGCAGTTGTTTTAATAACAGCTAAAAGCATTAACTTATTTAAAGGTAAAAAATATGATAAGCACAGAATTTCTCAAGGTCCTAACGATTGTTTATGAAACTGATGATCTAGATGAGATCATTGGCGATTCTAATGCCAGGTCTTTTAAAAGACATGTGCTTATTCCTTATCAAAATATATTTTTCTTACAGGAAGGCATAGATAAGCGAGAAACGGAGATTATACTAATAGATGGAGAAACTATCATCGCATTAGAGAAGATGGCTGTAATCGAAGAAAAATGGCATAAATGGTACGAACTAAACCATTCCTTAACATTTTATACTAAATCAAATTGAAACAAGAACACATTGACCTATGCAAGAACTATCATAGAGCAAGAAAATTATACGATAAATACTTTAATGATGTACTCCAATGGATAATGAAAAATCCACATGCAAAGAATGGAGAATTAAGTAACTATTGGAAAATAAGCACACAAAAAGAAGTTACTGATATGACCTATCGCATCTTTGCTGATGCTAGGACAGTTTCTAATTATTACCATCATAAGATGGATGTAAACGAGGCACCGGTAGGAATGCCTGACTTCGAAGATGGATTGACTTCTGACCTAAGATGGTTTGAAGCACCACATCAGAAGATGCTTGTGTTATCTGATATTCACTTTCCTTACCATGATAAGCAAGCACTAATGGTTGCACTTCGCACAGGTAAACAAGAGAATGTAGATAGTATCCTGCTCAATGGAGATATCCTTGACTTTTACCAACTAAGCAAATTCACAAAAGACTATCGCAAACCATCAGTAAAGGCAGAGCTTGACATATTTAGATACTTTATTGATCAACTTAAGCAAAGATTTCCTGATGCTGCCATCTATTATAAACTTGGCAACCATGAAGTGCGATTAGATAGATGGATAAAGCACAATGCACAGATGTTTGATGGAATGCTAGACCTTGAGCACCTGATTAACTTTAAGGAGGCGAATATTATATACCTTAAGGATAACATCGGAGTGAAATTTGGAAAGCTGAATATCATTCATGGACATGAAGTCAGAGCTAACGGCTCACTTGTAAATATTGCAAGGACTTACTATATGAAAACTAACAGTAATATTATGCTAGGCCATTGGCACCAGGTACAAGAATTTACTACTAAAACATTGAATGGAGATCTGCATGGTGCTTGGGCAACCGGTTGCTTATGTAAATTAGATGCAGACTATACTTATGGCATTAATAGCTGGAGTCATGGCTTCGCAATAGTAGAACTAACTGATGCTAAAGGCAATTTCCGAGTAAGAAACTACAAGATCATCAATGGAGAATTAGCTTAAAGGAGTCGAATTCGACCACTTTAAATCCATCGAATATGATGTAATAAGATACGTTCTTTATATTGAGTTCAGCCAAGAGTGATATATCGGATTTGGATGTATCACTTTTTTTATTATGTTTGTAGCTTCATAGAAAATAGTTTATTTAGTTTTGATTGAGGCAAGAGAAATCTTGCCTTTTTCATTATATTTGTCTTGCGATTTCGAGTTTTTTGTTAGTTTCTTTCCTTTACAAAGCCTCCATCCTTTGGGGGCTTTATTTTTATATGAAAGTTTTTACCTACAATATCAATCAATTACATAAAAAAGTAAAAATATTTTAGGTTTTGTACTTGTGTAATTATAAAACTACTATATTTGCAACATCAACAACAACAAAAAACGCAAATAATATGAACACATTAGCATTAATTATCGAAGGTACTTACACTTCAAACATTCAAACATTAGAATGGGAATGTCCATTTACAGGTAACAAAAAAAATGCATGGGGCGAATTTAATTATAATGGCGATTATTATTCACATGATGTATATGATGAAAATGATAATGTAGTATATACTGTACTTGCAAAGTAACATGAAAGTAGAAGCAATCAATGCACTTATTGTAGCATCCAGGCAAACAGGATGGATAAGAGGCGAGCTTGCTAAGGCAAGTTACAACAAGGATTATGCTCGTTGCAGAGAAATACTTGAATTTTTAATCAGTTGTTACACTGATAATGAATATCACAATGCGTGTGCTCAGTGGATTTATGAATGGAAAAAAGAACTAGACAAATATGAAACATTACAACTTAAAAGAACTGCGAGATAATCTCAAGTTCGGGGATGCTAAGGCAATCTCAGAAGAATGCGGAGTAAGTACTACCACATTCCAGAAAGCATTAAGAGGAGAAATTGATACTCCTGCAGCTAAAATGGTTATTGCAATTACTACTAAATTAGTGGAGCAACGATTAGAAAGAATTGAATATCTAAAAAAAGTAGTAAAACCTTTATATATTAGCAACCATGAAGCATAAACTATTTACTACAGATTTTTATCTATGGAGTTACTGGTGTGCTCAATTTAATAATCATCCTTCAATCTCTAAAGTATATGTTACACGAAAAGGACAGCTACTATATGAATTTGACAAAAAAGCAGCTAGAGCTCTTGAGTCAAGTGATACGGATAGAATTTGACTGCACTCAGTCTGATAAAAGAGCAGAGCAACTAATTGAACTTGCACTATCTCTTGAACTCTACGAGTTAGTAATCGAAATGAAAAAAGACCTAATATTCAAATAGAAAAAAAATGAATGAAATCGCAAACATCATTTATCACACTGAGTCATATTGGACTAGTGTTGATCAGGACAAAATTGTCCAGGCTCTGCTCAACTTTCACAAGGCAGACATTAAAATAACTAAAGATAGAACAGTTCCTGTGGGCGGAGGTAAGACTCGAAGCTATACTACATTGGATGAAATCTTATTAAAGGTTAAGCCAGTGCTTGCAGAGAATGGCTTAGTAATTCATCAGCATTTAGCAGGTGGAGAATTAATCACAATGCTTATGCATAGCTCAGGTCAGTTCATTGCATCTAAGTTTACATTCGTAGCTATGCAAGGCAACAACACTAACAACTTGCAGAACGCTGGTGGAGGACTTACTTACTTGAAGCGTTACACATTATCTGCTTTGCTTCAAATAAACTCTGATGAGGATGATGATGGAGCTTCTTCTGATGCAGTAGTTAAGCAGAAGTTTCCTGATAACAAGATCAACGAAACAAAGGCTTGGCTTGCCAATGGAGGCGATATTAATATCGTCAAGCAGAAGTATCAACTAACCGAAATTCAACTTAAACAACTAACTGAACTATAACAATTTAAAAACTAAAAAAATGACAAAATTAGAAATCGCACTTAATGCATTTAATCATTTAGAAAATGAATTTACTGGTCATGACTTTGCAAGACTATGTAAAAAATATGGATTAGAAAAATCTATAAAAAATCCAAGTACAAGAATTAATTTTAGAACTGAATTTTGTAAAAAACATGCTGAAAAAATAACTCAAAAAACTTGGAGAAAAAAAGTTTCAGGATCTATTCATTTAATTAATTATAAGGAAGCAAAAAATCCATCTATACAATTAGAAATTGAAAATATGCTAACTCCTAAAAAACAAAAAGATCCAGTTAATTATTTACTTGATATTGCAAAGGAATTAAATAATAAAAATGATCAAGCAGTTTTAATTAAAGCAGCTTTAATGATAATCGAAAATGGAAACTAAACCAGACATCAGAGATGTAGTTTACTACGGCAAAGAAGTAAACAAAACACACATAAAAGAGCAATCTGTTGCACTTTTGAAAGACTTAGATGAAGGCCACATAACTCCGCTACAATTAGCTGCACAATTCAAATTTGTTGAAGATGTAATCACTAATGTTAAAGAAGAACTTCGCCAAAGAGTTATTGCAGAGCAGAGTAAGTACGGCAAAGAGAGAATGACTTATCATGGAGCAACCTTCGACATCAAAGAAGCTGGAATCAAGTATGACTTCAGCCAGTGCCAGGATGATATATGGAATGACATTGATAAGCAAATCCAAGCATTAACTGACCAACGCAAAGAGCGTGAAGCATTCCTTAAGAGCCTTAAAGAGCGTTTGACTTATGTCGATGAAAGCACAGGCGAAATTGTTACAATCAATCCTCCACAAAAGAAATCCACTACAACCTATTCAATCACATGGAGCAAAGAATGACAAAGGAGCAATGGGCATTATTCATGTTCATCTCACTAACTCAGCAAGCAGAGGCCTGGAGTTATGCTTTGAAAGGCACTCTCGAAAAGAAAACTAAAATGATGCTTAATGACTACATGGTCCAAGCAACAAGATTTAGCAAGCACATATCCAAGTACTATGACTTGGATGAACTGCACGAGCAGTCAGTAGTGTGGAGTGATTTAATGGATTACATCCGCACTAAATCTCACACTGATCAGGAACGGTTATACTGGGGTCTTAGAGAATTCTTTCACAAGCTTGAAAACAATCACGAAGCATGGCACAAATGCGAAAAATGCGAAACTAATTATGACCTCAGAATTGATGATTACTGTCCAAACTGCAATCAAAATGAATCACCTAAAGATATCACTGATTAACCGTAGAGATTTGCTCTTTGAAGAATACCTCGATAATCTTACCAAGTATGAAAAGTGGAGAGCCAATGTCAAAGACATGGTAGTATGCAACGGCAAGGCAAATAAGAGTGGCGAGCAGATGCTTAAGATACTTCGAGATAATCTACGCAACACATCCAGGAAGCTCAGGATCTTAGATGCACAGATAACAGGAATCAAGAAACCTTATCCTGATAATTTACACACAATTTTAGAAATCAATTGAAATGAAACTGTTAACCGAAATAATCAAAGATAAGCTCATAGAAGAGCAAACTAACTTCGAGTGGAACAAGTACACTCATAACATGATTAATGACCTTATAGAGCTTTGTAATGAGCTTAAAGGCCAAGAACTCCGCAATATTGACCAAGCTTTTCGCTCAGGATACATGACTGAAGATAAATGGGCATTAGACCTGGAAGTATATGATCACATTCTCATCCATTACAACGAGGAAATTCTGACCTTTGATGAGTTTGAGCAGGAGAAGAAACGAGTAGCATTTTTTAAAAAGAACTTTGCAGATGAAGGAGGAAACAATGAGTAAGATTACAGCAGTTGAATGGTTGTGGAATGAAAGCCAATCAAGAGAATTACAAGCATGTGATTTTGAAAAAGCTCTTGCAATGGAAAAAGAGCAAATGATTCATACTTTGTTAGATGTTGCTTATGGTGAAGGAAAATCTTTAATTGATTGGGATATTGCAGAACAATATTATAATAAAAAATTCAAAGGAGGTCAAAATGAGTAATTATATTATTCAAGCTAAAATAGAAGTAATTGACAACAATTTGTTTGAACTAACAGGCAAAGAAGATTCAATGTTGATTGATATAGCAATTAATCTTAATGATATCACAGCAATCAGACAAAAAGTTAATGAAGAAGGTATAGTAGAAGAAGGACAATGCATAGTTTATCTGAAATGTGGAGAAAATTTTACCATCTTTTCAAGCTATGAAACAATTCTTCTTTTAATGATTAAAGGAGGTCAAGATGAGTAAGCAGACAGCAATGCAACAACTTAAAGCAAAGATACAAGTTGTTATTGGTGATATGAATGGGGAATTATCATCTTATGAAAGCGGATATAAACAATGTCTTATTAATATTCAGAATGATATAGAACTTCAAATGATGGCAATGGAGAAAGAGCAAATAGTTGATGCTTGGAATGCAGGAAAAAAGAATCCATTTATAGTCCAACACTCTGAATGCTGTGAAAATAATGGTAAGCAATATTACAACGAAACATATAATACCAAGTAGTATAATACCAATTGGTACACATCATTCAAACATATCCCAAAAATCAAATAATTAGTACATGAAAGCACTACTCGAATTCAACCTCACTGATCCAGATGAAGCAAGAGCACATCTGCGATGCATCAAAGCCTTAGACATGGCATTTGTGCTGTGGGAACTGAGAAACATCCGCAAGGAACTTGAATGGATGGAGGAGCAAGGAGAACTGTCTGCAGAACAAGTGATGCAAAAGATACTTGAACACTTCGACAATCATAATGTTAACGCTGATGAACTAATTGGTTAAAACTAAAATTGATTGTTAAGAAATCGCATTATTTGTTCAAATCTTTGATTAATACTTTAAGTAATATTGTACCGAATTCGCAACTCAAAAACTAACAATATGTCAAAAACACTCTGGAGATTAGAATTCTCCGAAAATCAGCAATGCTTTCATCAGGATTCATATCCTTGCAGACACGAGGCAAACTCAAACGGCTATTTCACTTTATTAGAGAATGCAACGGCCCAACAGTGCCAGGACTTTATCAGGTCCATTAGAGCACATGAATTAGAATATATCTCAAAAAATGAGATACTTTTTTGGAGAGATAAGTTTATAACCAAAAATTAATCAATATGTCAAAACAACTGAAACTAATGATGCTGATTGGAAAATCAGTATCGACTGGAGAGCCTGTGTACGAACTTGTAGGCTTTGATCCTGAAAACATCTACTCTATTGCACCTGCAATCTATGAGTATGCATCGAGAAAACTAAAACTAATTAAGATTGAGTTTATCAATTCTGATGTAGTGTATGTCAAAGAGAAAATGCAAAAATTTCAAATCTTTAAAAAAATTAAAAATGGATAATAGATTTATTCAAGTTAAGCACATGGTTGCAGTTACAAGAGATAACGCAACCTATTATGAGCCAGTGAAAATTATTATTAATCTTGATCATGTTGTATCTTTAAAGCCTGCAAATTTACAAGGCTACTATGATGTACTATTGAGCACTGATAAATACATCACTGTTGACTTTAGCATTATTAATCACTTTCCTAATTTAGGAGAAGAAAAATTGGAGGAGGTATTTTAATGAAAGCAAAAGTTAAAATAAAAACAGCCAAATTAAAGGAAGATCAGTGGGGCCATCATATTGAAATTACTAAAGTAGGTCTTTATGATTTAGATGGTAAATGGATAAAATGGCTACCACTTACTGAAAGAGTAATTAGTTTATTAACTAGAGTAGAAATTAATATAGAATATCCCGAAAATCAGTAATTTAGCAACTTATGACTCTACAACAATTAACAGAAGCAATACATGAAGCAAAGTTCAAAGATATGCCTAATTGCGAGGCTCGTAAAGACCTCTTTCCAACTCGACCTTTCACAGAGAAAGGAGCTAATGAGCTTACGAGGTCTATTGAAGCTTTCATTAGATATACTGGTAACTATGCTGATCGTATTAATAATACAGGTATTTATGATACTAAGCTGAAGAAGTTTCGTAAATCAAATACTCGTAGAGGCATAGCTGATATAATGGCAAGCAAACGAGTGGAGCATCAAGGTAAATTCTTTGCAATAACAGTGGCGATAGAGATTAAATATGGTAACGACAAGCTTAGTGAATTTCAACTTAGAATGAAGGATGATATTGAGAAAGCAGGCGGAATCTACCTTGTGGCTCGCACTTGGGATCAATTTATAAACGATTGGAATAAAATATGAAGAAACCACTTATGATTGTGCTTCTCGCTTTCGGGATGAAGGCCAGTGCACAGCAGGAGCAATCCTATGAACAGATGAGTAAAATGCAACTCACGAAAATCTATCTTGAACAAGTGCAACAGCTTGCATTGGCTGTGCCTTACTCATCATTCACGATGTCTGATACTACAGGTGTAGTGGATATGCCTAGCAGCAAGTATCTAAAAAACAAGCGTGATGCTGTTAGCAAGATAACGGCTAACTTCAACAAGACTGTTAATGTCGAGTTGTATGAAATCATACCTTATGCTGATAAGGCTCAGATTATTCAAGCAATCCAATTCCTAGAAAACATTAATTCAGTTATCAAATGAGAAAGTGGATTTACATTACATTGGCTTTCGCATTCTTATTCATTGTGCTTATCATAGCAAAATGCAATAGAGATGCAGAGGTAGTTGTCAAGGATGATTACCAGCCTAAAAAAGAGCAGACTATTGAAGTGGCGAAACGCAATACACTTGATAGCATCGCACTTGAAAGAGCAAATGATTCAATTGAGATATTGAATAATATGATTGCAAACAATGTTCAAAAAGTTAAATACATAAAAGTAAAATCAAATGAAAAAGCTAATACTGTTAGTACCTGGTCTTCTGATCAGTTCAATAGCTATCTGTCAGACCGCTACAAAGACCGCAAGTGATCAAGATAGCACCGTAGTAATGAGCAAGAAGCTTGTAGGCTACATGATTGAGGACCTTATCAAATCCGATGCTGATAAACAAGCAATTGTTTTACTTGAGCAAAACTTGACTTTCAAGGATGGAATCATTGCACAAAAGGATGATATCATTGGCAGACATGATGCTCAGATGAAGGCAAAGAACGACCTTATCAGAGAGTACGAGAGTAACGAGAAGGATATGGTCATTGCTATGGATAAGCTGAAAGCTGACCTTAACAAAAAGAAACAAGGTAATATCTTTTGGAAGTCAGCAGCAGCAGGACTACTTGTCGGACTTGTAGTGAATCACTATGCTTGGAAGTACGGAGGTAAGCAATGATAAAAATACTTATACCGCTTATTAGCTTGGCCATTGGAGGTTACTTCCAGTGGCAGGCTAAAAGGCTTCGCAAAAAACAATGGAGAGCACCTAACAGTTATGTGCTTGGCAGAATGTATAAGCAAATTCATCGTTATGAAATAATCGCAAAAGTCATATATATTTCATCACTTATAATCACATGTGCAACCTATTTATATTAACCAATATGTATGTAGCATTCCTTGTACTAATATTTTTAGTGCTGGCATGGTATGAACATAAAAAACCTAAACTATAATGGTAATCGGAAAGTACCTAACACTCGAAGAATGCTGCAAGTCAGCAACAGCCATCAGGCTTGGCATCGAAAATAAGCCTAACCAACAGCAAATAATGGCACTCCAAGCATTGGCCACTAATATCTATGATAAATGCTGTGAGAAGTTCCTTGTCAAGATTCCTATTACATCAGGATTCAGAAGCAAGGCTCTTAATGATGCAATATCAGGATCATCAGGAAGCTCTCAACACATGCGAGGCGAAGCATTCGACTTGGACCTTGATGGAACAATGAATGGAGTAACCAACGCTCAATTGTTTAACTACATTAAATTTAATCTTAACTTTGATCAGTTAATTTGGGAATTCGGAACTGACTCCAATCCTGATTGGGTGCATGTTAGTTATGATGTAGCTGGAAAGAATCGTAAGAATGTTTTTAAAGGATTCAGAGCAAATGGTAAAGTACACTACAAGCCTTATTAAGAAAATCATCAAAAGATATCCTACCGAAGATACCAAAGTAATAGCTGCTGATTTAAAGATACCTGTTGAAGTTGTATATCGTATAGCATCTAAATTCCAAGTTAAGAAAACTAAAGAATACCTTGACAATTGGAACTTATCAGGTAGAGGTAAGATGATTGAAGCTGGCAAAGCTCATCGATTCACGAAAGGACATCAGTCCTGGAATAAGGACAAAAGTCCAAAGGATTACATGGATGCTGAAAGTTACTTAAAAGTAACAAAGACTCAATTCAAGAAAGGTGGCCTACCTCCAAACACAAAACACGATGGAGCAATCACACTTCGACATGATAAGTCAAAGAAAAATTATTATTTCATTAGACTGTCTAAATCCAAGTGGATGCCTCTTCATGTGAAAATTTATCAAGATGCATATGGTCCTATTCCAAAAAATCATATTATTGTGTTTAAGGATCGCAACACATTAAATGTAACACTCGAAAATCTTGAGTGCATCTCCAGGAAAGAAAATATGCTTCGTAATACCTTGCATAGACTATCTCCTGAAATCAAACAAACCATTAGAGTACTAACCAAACTTAAAAAAACTATTAAAAATGGCAAGAAACAAGATCAACGACCTAAGGAATCATCTATTTGAAGTAATCGAAATGCTCAAGGATGAAGAGCCAAACTCAATGACCATAGAGAAGGCTGAAACTATTGCTCAAGTAGCACAGGTAATCATCAATACCGGTAAGCTTGAAACCGACTACATCAGAGCCACTGATGGAGTGAGAAGAACTAACTACGAAACTCAATTCTTAAACCAAAACCTACTTGACAATGAGAATGAGAATAAACTATAACCTATTCTGCGAGTTCATTCGTAGAAGAAGCATATTGGGAATACCTACCCAAATCGATATCCTGGCTTCAGTGCAAAGAACTAAAACTCGTACCTTTTATCCTGAAGGCTGGGAATGGAAGTAAGTGTTTATAAAACCCACTTCGAGGTAGAGCATGGATGGACTATGTCTGTTGAAGATATGCTTAATCGCATCAAGAATCAAGAGCAGAACAAGCACCTTGATATCATATCTAAACTGCGAAACCTACCTACTGAAGCAGAAGAGAAGGAACTAAAGAAGCACCTACCTCTTATATGCTGGTCAGGAACATTCCTAAAGCGTACTGATAAAGACTGCATCAAGCATTCAGGACTTATCTGCCTTGACTTCGATGATGAATCATTTGATAGTATCATGCAGAAGAAGGAATACATCTACGCTGCATTTATCTCTCCTACAGCAACAGGAGTTAAGGTACTTGTCCGCATACCTGAAAACATCAAGGATCATGGCGAATACTATCTTTCACTATCCGATTACTTCGGCTTAACTACCATTGATGAGAAGTGTAAGAACATATCTCGTGGATGCTACCTATCCTATGATCCTAACATGTACTTCAATCCTGATGCTCCAATCTTCTACAAGCTTCTTCCAAAGAAGGAAGTCAAGTATGAGAAGCAACAGGCAAGGAATCCGTACTATGTTAATTCAGAAGATAAAATCATCGAGCGATTGCTCAAGCAACATTCAGCAGAGTTCTCTAAAGGCAACCGTAACAATGCCTGCTACATATTAGCATGTGAGTTCAATCGATTCGGAATCGGAGAATCTCAAGCAGTATATCAAACGCTCCAGTTCGCAGATGAAGGCTTCAACGAGTCTGAAATCCGTAGAACTGTTAAGTCAGCTTATGCAGCCAATGCTCACGAATTTAAGACCAAATCCTTTACTGATTCAACAATAGTCAACAAAGTTGAGAATCTAATTCGCCACGATTACACTCCTGAGCAAATCCTTGATGCACTCAAAGAAGAAGATAAGCTATCATCCGACATCGGAGAGGAAGCAATTAAGGCAGCTCAAGAGAAGATTAACGCTTCACTATTCTGGAAGAAGAACAAACTCGGACATGTTCTAATCGATAATGACATCCTTACTAATTGGTATAAGGACAATAAAATATTCCGTTACATGATTAACGAGAAGGATTGGATAATGATCAAGGACAACAAGTGTCAGATATCCGAAATCTCAACAGCTGAAATCAAAGGCTATGTGCGTGAGTACATGTCTGCTAATGCAAAGCACTGCGATGATGTAATCAAATCTCAGGTAATGCGTAAGCTAAACAAGGAATATCTTCGTGATGATATGCTCGAATGGCTTAAGCCTCATGATATCGATTGGTTGCGTGATAATCGCTCTACTGCATACTTCTTCTATAAGAACACTTGGATAGAGATAGATGCTCAAGGTGTGCGATGCATAGAAGCAAATGACAAGGTAGGCGGATACATATGGAAAGACCAGATCATTAACAGAGATATCAATCTCATATCTGATGTCGATATCTACGGACATTCGGAATTTGCTCTATTCATATGGAACATCACAACAGGCATAAGCACCGAGAAGTTCCAGACTATACCTGATGAAGCTAAGACTCCACTATTGGACCGCTTCCATCATATGTGCAGAACTATCGGATACATCCTCCACAACTTCAAAGATCCTGCAAACCCAAGAGCAGTTATCCTAACCGATGAAGTAATCTCAGACAATCCTGAAGGCGGAGTTGGTAAAGGAGTATTCCTTAAAGGTCTATCCAAAATCAAGAACATGGTAACTATGGATGGCAAATCATTCAACGCATCCAAATCCTTTCTTTGGCAGCGAGTAACACTGTCAACGCAAATCATAGCACTGGAAGATGTTAGCAGATTCTTTGACTTCGAGAAGCAATTCTCAATGATCACTGAAGGTATTGAAGTTGAGAAGAAAAACAAGGATTCCTTCTACATTCCATATGAAGAATCGCCTAAGCTTCTAATCACTTCCAACTATGTCATTCAAGGAACAGGAGCATCGCATGAACGAAGAAGAATCGAGATAGAACTGAAGCAGTACTACAAGCCTAACTTCTCGCCTCGTGATGAATTTGGACACAACCTATACGATGATTGGTCAGAAGCTGAATGGAATCTATTTGACAACTTTATGATGTGGTGCGTGCAACAGTACCTGGCTCATGGAGTAGCAAAGCCTGAGAACAAGAACTTGAGCCTTAAGAAGCTGAAGAACTCAGTGCCTGAAGCATTCATTGAATGGTTTAAACTTAAGGAGTTTATTCATGGCGAATATTACGAACTTGGACAGATATGCAACGAGTTTAGGACCATTGATCATGACTCTGCAAAGGTTACGAATCGCAAGATTAGTTCTTGGATTAAGGCTTATTGCGATTATTGGAATTGGGAATACTTTACTAAAACTACAAGATCAGGTGCTCACTTCGTTATAAATCCTGGAAAAGCGTGATGAAGTCGAAAATATCATCACGATGTGATGAAGCATAAGTAATTGATTCTGTAGAATGTGTGATGAATTGCGAAAAAAAAACCTCAAAAAAATTAGTATTTATTCTTACCTATTTTTTTTTATATACTTTCTTTTTATATGATTCTATACTGAAATTCATCACAAAAAGAGATAAGTAACTAATAATCAGTAAATAAATCTTCATCAAATTCTATTAAATTTATTAACTTTACAAAAACCTAAAAAAATGGCTTACGAACTAAAAGAAATGCAAGGCTCGTTGTTCAAGAACAACAAAAAGACAACAGAACTCCATCCTGATTACACAGGCAAAATCAAGGTAAATGGC